CGAGGTGAGCGGCAGGGTGTTGGTGCCCTGCGTCAGCTCCGCGGACGTGCCGGTCAGGGCGGTCACGATGCCGGTCGGCTGGCCGGAGCCCGACCCGGTTGCGAACGCCGCGGCCTCCAGGGTGTCCTTGCCGAACGCCAGGAGGCTCGCGACCTCCGCCGTGGCGTTCGCCGCGTCCTGGATCGCCTCGATCGAGATCGGCACGAACCCGTCGGCCTTCCACACAGGGACGGTCGGCTGCGCGAAGGCCGGGGCGTTGTCACTCGACTCGGACGCCTCAGCCGCCCACCGCCACTGCACCGCGCCCGCGCTGACGCCGTTCCACACGTCGCCGGTTGCGACGACCTGGCGGGCCACCTGCCGGATCTGGTTCCGGGACCCGTTGGCCGTGATGATCACGGTCGGGTCGAGTTGGAACGGCACCAGGTAGCCGCCGGCGGAGTCGGTCAGCGACATGGCCCGCTCCAGAGCCCGCTGCTCCTCCGGAGAGATCATGTGGCCACGACCGCCAGCGACCTTGGACCAGGCCCGCATGTACTCCGGCGAGCTCGTCGCCAGGCACAGCCGAGCGATGGCGGAATCGCCGTCGTCCCAGTCCTCGATGATGCCGGTCGCCGCCGCGCGAACGCGGTCGTTGGCGCCGCTCATCTTCTCGATCGCGGACAGCGCACGGGCCCGCAGTTCGACTGCGACCTCGGCCTTGGATCGCGCGAACGTACGGACCTCGCTGAGGTCCCACGGGTTGCGGAAGCGTCGGTCCTCCACGCTGTCCGGGTTGCGGATCGGGTCGGTGTCGTAGTCGCCGCCGTGGTGGGCGCCGTTTTCGGTACGGATGCCGGACGCGGCCGGGCGCCGGTCGGTCGTGGTGGCCGCAGAGCGCACGCGCTCCAGAGCGGCCTTGCGTTCCAGCTGCCGGCGGTGCCCGTCGACCTCGGCGAACTCGCGGGTGAGTTCGTCGAACTGCTTCTCGTCGTCGGCGGTGAGTTCGTCCTTGGCGCCGAGCCTTTCCAGCTCGGCGGCGATGTCCTTGAGGCGGATGACCGCCTGCGGGTGCGACAGTTCCATGTCGCTACGTCCCTTCGATGGTGGCCAGCTGCTCGCGCATCAATGCCGTGATCTCGCTGATCTCGGCCTTGAGCTGAGCTGACCGCGTGGATGGTGACGGGTGCCCATCGAGGGGCGGCGCGTCCGTGGTGCTCGGGGCTGGCGGGTGCTCGCGTTCGAGCGGCGCGCCGTTGGGGGTGGATGCGACCGGGTGCCCGGGGTTGGGCGGCGCGGTCGCGTCCCTGTAGCTGCGGATGGCGTCGCGCACCTGCTGCGCCACGGTCTCCGGGTCTGCGGTGCCGGCCACGTCGATGACGACGTGCTGGCCGCGGGCAAGTTCGCCGGGCCGGCCGAAGAGGAGCGAGGTGGCCACCTCGCGGCGCAGCGCCGGGTCGGTGGGGATCTCCGCCACCGGGGCGTCCTGCGCCAAAGAGCGGCGGATCTCGCGGGCCTGCTCGGGGTCCAGTGCGATGGCGTCGGCCATGCTGCGGGCCCGTACCCCGACCGTGGTGTCCGTGTAGGCCGGGAAGACGACGGGGCCGAGCTCGCGGCACTTAACCTCGACCAGGGTTCGCTGCAGCGGCCCGCGGTCTCCCGGGTTCCACAGCAGCGGCCCGATCTCGTCGGACTTCAGGAGCTTGCCGGCGTTGTCTCGCCACTCCTCACGGACGACGTCGAACCGGAACGACATGCCGGTCACGGCCTTGTCGCGGATCGCGTCCCGGACCGGCTCGATCAGCCAGTTGTCCGACAGCCGGGCCGTGACCTCCAGGCCGGCGTCGGTCTCCTGCAGGTCGTCGATCCGGCCGATCGGGATCGATCCGATCAGCGGGTGCCGGCCGTGGTCGAACTGCAAGACCGGCGTCTGCTCTCGGATCGTCTTGCGGAACGCACCCTTCCTGACGGACTCGGTGAAGTTTCCCTCCCACGAGTCGATCTCGGTCGGGGAGTCCCACACCACGGCGACCCCGGTCAGGGTGAGGCCGTCGCCCTCGTCGGTGCCGTCCTCGCCCATGTCGCGGACGGTGAACGGCACCGACCGCTGCAAGTTCTCGCGGCGCACGGTGTCGGTGCGCAGAGTGTCCATCGCTACTGCTCCTGACTGCCGGACGGAAGAGCCAGCGGTGTGTTCTGGGTGCCGGGTGGCTGTAGCTGGACGCTGAACAGGCCGGTGTGCACCAGCAGGCCCCAGTCCTCGGCGTCGACAGCGCGCTGCACGCTGTCGGGTGTGTAGCCGGCGTCGACGAGGGTGCGGATCGACCTGGACTGAAGGCCCTGGATGTTCGCCGCGTCGGTGCGGTCTTCCCGCAGGAACGGAACGTCGCGGGCGTCGTACCAGAGCCGTACCGCGCCCCCGGTCTGCACCGGCGGCCGGATGATCTGCGCGAGGCTGCCCGCAGCGTTCTGCCACAGCGGATGGACCGTGCCGTCCGCGAACCGGCGGCGGGCCTGGCCGTAGTTGGAGTACGTCGCGGCCTTCAGGCCCTCGGAGAAGCCCACGATGATCGGCGGGACCCCGGCCGCGGTCGCGATGCGGGTCTCGCCGGCGCCCTGGACGCCGGAGAAGTCCATCTGCGAGAAGGAGTTGCCGACGATCGTGACGTCTGCGCCGCCACCCAGGTACAGAGTCTTGTAGGCGTTCTCGACGCCACGGTGGGCCGAGTCCATCTTGGCCTTGAACTTCGCGAACGTATCCGGGCTGACCTCGCGGGACATGCTCACCACGAGGTTCGGCGTGGCCGCGTTCTCCAAGTAGCTGCGCTTGTGAGTGGACAGCATGTTGTCGGCCTGCACCTCGCGGGCCACCGGGGTGATCCACGACATGCCACGGAAAGTCGCCAGCGGATCGGGCTGCGGTGCGAAGTGCGCCACCTCGTCGACCAGCAGCGGCACCGGCTCGCTGACGCCGATGCCCTGCTCGTAGTACAGGTAGCCGAGCTTGCGCCAGCCGAGCTGACCGCCGCGCACCATCCTCTTTTCCAGGATGATCTGCACCCAGTCCGGGCGCATCCGCACAAGCTCACCGTCGATGGCGGCCCAGTAGGAGTTACCGGCCATGTCGGCGTCCTGGATCATGCGGGTTGTCAGGTCCTGCGTTGTGCCTCCCGGCCAGGGCATCTCAAGCGGCGCCAGGTCCGTCGTGCCGAACATCTCCGAGGGGCGGCCGTTGTTGAGGCGCTGCCACTGGAAGCGCGTCGCGGAGAAGACCTGCTGACGTACCGCCAGGCACGCGAAGATCGGACCGTTCATCGCGGCCATCACGGCGAACTGAACGAAGTCCGTGGGCAGTGCCTCTGCGACCTGCCCATTCATCGTCAGTTGCGTGCCCATGACCGGCGGCGCCGCGCCCATCAGCTGGTACGCCTGCAAGTACTCGTCGATCGTGCTGATGTCCCGCTCGGCAGCCGGGGGCCGGCCGCGAGAACGCTGCCACAGATTCACCACGGGCGGGACTCCTTCGGCGTTGCCTCGGGTTCGTCCACGTCGATCACGAGCAGGCAGTACGCCATCAGCTGGGCACCGGCGACCACCAGGCCGGACCACAAGCCCTCGCCCAGACCGGCACCCGACGCGACCGAGGCGCCGCCCGCGAGGATCCCCAGGCGGGCCCGCAGCGCGGGACTCACACGTACTCGCCCCACGGCAGGACCTCCTCTTCCGGCTCCAGGTGAGCCCGCGTCGTGTGCCCCCACAGAGCGTTGGTGGCCGCCACCAGCGGGCTGATGTCGACCGTCAGACCGCGGCGGGCCCACGCCCACGCGTCACCCAGTGGGCGCTTCTGCGCGCCCGCCAGAGCAGCCGCCAGCGGAGCCGGATCACGGTGCGCTAGGGCCTGCTGCTCGACCGAGTCGAAGAATCCGCCAGCCGCCTGCGCGACCTCACGCGACTTCGGCTGGACGACCACCAGGCCGTCATGCTCCACACCGTCGTCGTCCACGTACTCCTTCTCCAGGTCGGGGATCAGCGAGCCGGCCGGACCGCCCGCGTCCACGACCCACGCGCAGGGCGTCCACTTCTCCTGCAACTCCCTGGCCCGCTTGACGACCCAGCCCATGCCGGGCCGGTGATCGATCACCTCGACCGCCAACACCTCGCCGTACTTCCCGGCCGCGCAGATCGCGGCGTGCGACCGCTCAGGGGTCGCGTCGATAGCGAAGGCCACCGGATCTGACAGGGACGCCTCAGCGTCCGTCAGCGCCCGCCACGCGTCCTCCGGGATGACCTGCCAGGACTCCGTGCCCTCGGTCGGATATTCGCCCACGCCAAGACGCTCACGGGCATACCCGGCCGACCCCATCGATGCGCGCTCCCGCATCGACTTCTCCAGCGACAGCCGATAGCCGACCGCAGGGTTGGCCTTACGGACAGCCTCAGCGCTAGCCGTGTCGTCGTGTGCCGTGCACTCCTGCGGGCACTCGTCGCGGTGCGGATCGATCGACCACTCGAAGTACGCCAGTGACGCATCTGGAACACCGGCCTCCAGGGCGGCCAGCGCCCGGCGCCGCAGCCGGCCGAGCTGCACTGATGAAGCGCCGACACCGGCGCTGCCCAGATACCAAATCTGCGGGTCGTCGATCGCGGCCATGGTCGGCATCAGCGCGTCCATCGCGGCATCCCCCAGGATCATGTCCTCGTCGAGGATGTTGCAGTGGCCGGTGAAGCCACGACCCGAGCCGCCGGACCGGGCGATGAACCGCAGCTCCTGGCCCGTCCAGAGCTCGATGCTCTCCTCGCCCGTGGTCTGCCAGTAGCGCTTGACACGTTTGTGCAGGTCAGGGCACCCACGGATCAGGCGCTCGATCCGCTTGAAGGCGCGCTTCGCGGTCTTGAACTCGTGAGCCGAGTGGAGGATCAGTTCCTCGCCGCCGATGAACAGGCCCCACA